GCCAGTTCGGGATACCGCGCCAACCACGCGGCATAGTCAAAGACCACGACATCGCAGGCCATGATCAAGCCGCCCGACGCATATCCGACGTTTCCAGGCCCTTCGGCAGATTGGTCGGATCGAGGCGCTCGAGGCCGGATTTCTCCGCTTCTTTCTCGCGAGCCTCGGCCATCGTGCTCGCGGCGTCCTGATGCGCGAAGATCATGCCGTTCAGCACGTAGTCCGCTTCCTTGTTCTGCTCGAGCCACTCGTCCCAAAACGCCTTCGGGATGCCCGTTGTGATGGCGTATCCGAACGACAGCGTTTGGTGCGGGCCCTTGTTCTGCGGGTATGCAATGCCCTGCACGACGAAGTCCTTCACGCCGCGGCGCGCCTCTGCAATCCGATAGTTGCGCACTCCGCCGCCCATTACGGGCTCGTGCTTTTCCTTGAAGTCGTAAAGCTTCAGGATGAAATCCATGGGGAGCTTGCTCGCGACCGTAACCGTCGCGTTGCTCGGGGAATCGTTGTGCTTTTTGATGCTCAGGGTATCGCCAGCCATATGGACCGCCTTGATATGTGAATGACCGATTGCATGGGTCCGCGCGCCAGCCGGTACGGTCAGGCCGGTTTTCGAGCGCTACTCTAGGCGCGCGGGGTCAGACTGCTTAGACGCCGATCAGCGTCGCCATCGCGAACGGCTGACGAAGCACGAAGCCGTTGGTGCCCTGGCTCATCTTCTGCTTGTAAGCTGAAAGTTCCCGCACGACGGGGCCGGCGCGCAGCTTCATGTTGAAGCTGCAATAGCCGGAGTCTTGGCCGGCGGCATCCGGACACCACAGTTGAACGATCTCGCCCAGCGCCGAGCCTTGCGGGTTCTGCGCGGTGAGTGCTCCGTACTGAATGGCCGTCTTGACTTCCAAATTCGGGAAGTTGTTCTTCAGCAGCGCCGCAACGTTCACGTTGAACGTATTGGTGGCGGTCATCGCGCCTTCGCTGCGCGGCGACATAGCGAGCACGAACCGCGACTTCGTGTTGATGCGCCCCGACGACTGGTTGATGAGCTGGATCACGAGGCCCTGGATGTCCTCGAAGATCTCGTTCGCGGTGGCGTTGATCGCCGTTCCGTTGAGCCAGGTAACGCCACCGTTGACCTTCGGCACCGGCGCGATAGCCGGATACAGCGACGGGTCATTCAACGCGCCGTAGTTTTGCAGGCCAGCAACGCCCTTGAAGTAGGTCAAGTTGCCGAACTTGTTCAGGCCGTCGATGGCCGCTTCCTTCTGCTCGGCGACGAAGCCGATCTTCGCCAGGCCAACGCGCTCGATCTCCAGATCGCCGTACTCGACGACGGTCTGGTACAGATACGGCTGACGCTCCGGGAAGTTCGTGTTGATGCCGGCGCGACCGTTGTTGCTGTAGTCACCATAGCTGGAGACTTCGTACGTGCGCTCCACGACCGGGAAGATCAGGGTCGAGGATGTCCAATCGCCCTTTTGTTTCTCGCCGAAGATCTCGGCGCCTTCATTCGCCGCGGTGAGAACGCGGAGGATGTCCGGGTCCGTGAAGAACGTCAGATACGCCGGGATACCCGAGTTGGGCATCGTCACGAGCTGCGGCTGCGCGTCCATCGCGAGGTTGATGTTTTCCTTCCACTCGGGCCGGCAGAACGCCTCCGTTCCCGGGAATTCGATTCCCCACCGCTTGCGGTGATAATCGAGCGCCGCACGTTGGTCTTGCGGCGACATGTCATACGCCAGTTTAGGCATGGTGAAATTCCTTTGAGCAATAAAAAAGCCGCCCGAAGGCGGCTTGATGCGGCAGATGGTTAGCGGGAGCGACGATTAACCGTTCAGCCAGGTTGTCATCTTCACCAGCTCGCCCGGCGCGCCGATCGAGGAAGCGACCCATTTGGTTTGCGTTCCGGCTGCGACCGTGATCGCTTCCGATACGACCGTCTGCCCGATGTTGACTGCGTACGTGCCCATGCCGCCATTACCCGACAGGAGTGCCGTGATAGCAGTTCCTGCCATCACCCCGGAGCCGGTCAAGGCATCGCCCAGGCCGAGCGCGCCAGAGGCAACTGCGGTCACCGTGAGGACGCCACCCGAAGCTGTGATAGTCGTGCTGGCGACAGTCTGCGGAATGCTCACCATGTACGTCCCGTCGCCGCCCGTGCCGGTGCCCAGCGCCGAGATCGTGGTCCCGGCTGTTACACCGGCGCCGCTGATGGTCTGGCCGACAGCGAGGACTCCGGACGTCACATCAGTGACCGTCAACGTGTCGCCCTCGATCGAACCCGTCACAACGTTGGGTGCAATCGAACCAGTCACGCTGGCACCGGTCCAGTTCGAGCCAAACTGTACTTGGCCGGTCGAGTTGTTCGCATACGCGACTTGCTCGACTGCGGAGGTGCTCGATCCGCTGTTCAGAACCCAGAAGCCGCCGGCGTTGAATGCCGTGGCCGGATAGCCCTGCGGAATCACGAGGGTGTCATCGGCCAGGAACGCCGTGATAAGGCCCTGCTGATCGCGGTGAATGAAACCGGTCGGGGCGCCGGGGCCGTAGTTGTTCAGCATCTTGTTGGTCGGGTCGGCCCAAGCGAAGCGGCCAACGGCCAAACCGTTCGGGCCGGCCACGAAAGCGCCCGCGCCCGCATCGACGGTGCTGCGAGGATTCGAATCGCAGAAGTCGCCCAATACTGCCGGCGCCCCCTGCACGTTGACTTGACGGGGAAATCCCATGTTCTACTCCTGAAATTGGATGGTTAGCGGCCGAGGCGATTTGCGTCTGGGAAGACTTCGGAGAAGTCCGTGGGGATCGCGCTGTCTTGCGCCACCACCGTCTTGCGGGACTCGCCCGGCTTGGGGTGCGCAACGAGGATCGCCTTGTACGCGCTCGGGTGAACGCCTTTGATGTCCACCTTCAGCACCTCAAGCGCCGCCTTGTAGACGGCGTCGGCGCTATCCATCGCGGTCAGCTTGCCGACGTACGGCTTGACGACTTCTTCCGCTTCCTGAATGCCGCGCAGACGAGCGATCGTCTTCGCTTCGGCGTCTTTGGCGGCTGCATCGCAGGCCAGGCGAATCGCCTTGTCCATGGCCGCCTTGCTCATGGGAATTGGCTCCTTGTTCTTGTCATCCTTCGGGTCGGCGTTCGCCGCGTTGGCAGTTTGGGGCGGCTCGTCCATCGCCGCGGGGTCGGCGGGCTCGTCGACCGCTTGAGCCGCGGGGGCAGCATCCGGCGCCTTCATGGCCGCTTCGACCTGCGCTAGGTCCTCGTCGCTGATCTTGCCGCGCAGCATCGAAAGGACGGCTTCGCACTTCGGGTCCGGCGCATCCTGGGCCACGTTATCGTCGTCCGGCTGCTCGCCGTCGAGCTTGTCGAGAAGGTCGACGATTTCGCCAATGTCGGTATCGCTGGCCAGCAACGGCTTGATCGCAGCCACGATGCCGGGCTTCTTCGCCAGCCAATTGCTCTTCTTCACGCCGGACAGGATCGAATTCAGATCGAGTGCGGCGTCTGCGGCCATCTTCGGCTTCAGGACAGCCAGCAAGGCCCCCTTCGCCATTACAGCTTTCTTGCTGAGAGACTTGCTCACTGGTGTTTCTCCATGTTGGTTGAGCTTTGCGTCGCCGACCATCACATCCGGCCCGGCGCGGCCTTTGGGCACAAGTGCTACGTGGTTGAATTTGATGTTTCTCATCACGCCGTCGTACGCAACACCCTCATAAGTTCCGGGCGTCATGTCGGCGTCGTAGTAATAGGCGGAACTCAGTTCCTGCTCGGAACCGTCTTCGATCTTTCGAATCGAGTCCTGCACCGAAATGACCATCGAGTTATCGAGGTACGGCGCATTGAATACGGCGTCCGTGCCGGTGTAACCGACCACGTTCTTTTGCTTGGGATCAATTGGGCTGACCGGAACATGCTCGTTGAGCACGGGGATCAGATTCGCCGTCGCGACGCCCTTGGCGATCTCCTCCGGATCACGCAACAGCATGTAGACGCGGTTCGGCTCAAGGTTTAGCTTGCCGTCCGGATCCGGGATTTCGTCGCCGCGGTATGGGCAGACGTTTGCTTTACTGATGTGCGTGAGCGCGATGTGCAGACGGCCGTCATGGTCGTAGGTCCGCACACTGCCTTTGTCGAAGGCCAAACGGTTGCGAGACGCGATGGCGGACGTCATTGCCTTGTCCATAGCCATGTCGTTTGCCGTCTTCACGCCGGACGCTTTCTCGACAGTCTGCTTTACGCCCGGGTGAAGCGGCTGCGGAGGATTGTCGAGCGGCGCCCAACGAAAGGCGGTGTGCTCGTCCAACTGCAGCTTCGGCGTGAACTTATGCATCACGTTCATCTTGAAGGTGATGAAGTCCACGCCATCCAGATCCTCGACGCTATCCATCAACGCCAATTCGCCATATGGCATCGCGCCGATCTCTTCGCGCGTTTCGCGGATCGCCGTCTGCTCGGGAGTCTCGTCGCCGTCAGACCTGCCTCCTGGCAGATCCCATTCACCCGGGTGATTTGAGTTTGGGCTGCGCAACAGAAACAACGCTTCGCCCTGAGGCGTGACTAGGCAAATGCCGGCGCCTTTAACGCGTTCATCGGTTGCGAGCTTGGGCATATGTAAAGAAAAAGCCCGCTCGAGGCAGGCATATAGATCAAACGGAACGCGAAGAAGCGGCTTAGTTGCCGACTGCGATATTCAGACCCGACAGCCCCGCCAAGGTGACTGCCGCGAGATTCGTATTGGCGCCGATCGTGAGCGCCACTTGCGTGTGAGGCAGAACCGCCAGCGAGGAGCCGGCGGCGGCCTCTGCAGCATCGTCACCAAGCGAAACGAAAACGACCTGCTGACCCAGATTGGTGACCAGGGCAATCGTTGGTGTTCCGGTCGCGGGCAGCGCAACCCGTGACGATACAGGCGTCACCGGCATCTCTATGGCGGCGGTCGGCGCGAATGATGCTATTGCCATTTCAATTCCTTAATCCGGGTATCACCGATTGACCTGTGCAGCGGCAACCCGGCTCAGTACCGGGCCAGATGCGCTTTCCGTCTATCAGGCAACCTTCCTTGACGTCGTACAGCATGCCTTTCCCGCCATCGGCCTGGCTGGCCGCAATGTGCGACTGCCGAGGGTGCTTGCCGCCGTGCGAATGCCTCCAGCGCGCCTGCGTGATGCCAAGTTCTTGCTGGCGCGTCCGGTTGACGGCTGCGGTCATCTTGTTCGCCTGGTCCCGAGCGATGAATGAGGCCCGGCGCTTCGTAATGTCGTATCGTTTCGTGAGTTCGTCAGTCAGGCCGCCAAGGTCGCGACCTAGCTGCATATGACGCATCACCAGGCCCTCGACCTCGGTCAAATGCTGAGAGGCAATGCTCTTGATCAGCGAGACGTTCTCGCCGACTGCGGCCTGCATCGCGTTGTTGACTTCCGCAGTGGCTTTGAACTGGACCGTGAAGCCCGCCTTTTTCAGAATGGCTTTCAATTGGGCGTCTGTGGCGCCCATGCTCTTGTCCGCGAAGTACTTCGCAAGCTCGGGAGCACCCTTGTCAAAATTCTTCAGCCAGCGGCGTGACATCCGATTGATGGCCCGGCGCATCGCATTGGCAGGGCTTCCATCTCGGAACGACTCCATCCCCGCATCCTGCGCCAGGGAGTTCGGCGGATTCGCTCTATACTGTGCGGTGATCCAATAAATCAGTGACTTATGGAGCGAGTCCACCCATTTCTGCAGAGCTTTGTTGTATGCGGCCTCAATGCCTGCATTGGCTCGCACCGGACGAAGGACAATGTCCTTGCCGGTCGGGGAGACAAGCTTCGCCATTCGGAGTGACCATGGAAGAAGAAAAATACATCAGCGCCGACTACGCTGGCTACGAGCACACGCACCCGCAGCGCGTTTTGGTCTACGTGACCGAGAACGACGAGCATCCTGCCCGGTTCAACCTGTACGACGTACTGGAAACCCAGCTCGACATGTTCTCGAAACCCGATGGCACGACGAAGCGCGAAGGCATGGCCCTATTCGAGGCGATGCGCTTCGAGCTGACCGAGATGGTCAAGAAGATCGACGCCATCAAGTACGACTAGGCCGCCTCTTCCTCTTCCTCCGGCTGTTGCTGCCCGCTCAGGCCCTCTGCGTTCTTAAGCGGCCCAGTTTCTGGCTCGGGAACTTCCGGCATTTGCTCGTCAACATCAATGCCGCTGTACGGGCTGTCCTCCTCGGAAGCGACGCGCTTGAGAACCTGCTCCGGATAAAGCACGCCCGCTCCGATAAGCTCGATGTCGGTATCGGCGTTGATCTTCCGGATGTTTGCCTTGTCTAGCTCGCTCACAACCTTTAGCGGGTTCCACTCGAAGCCGATGTCAGGGTCGATCTCACCGAACAGCGAAAGCTGCACCAGGTTGAGGACCTTCGACACCGCCGGGGTGTAAATCTCCTGGTTGGCGGCCACCGTGTCTTGGAAGACTTCGATCTCGTCTTGCGACGAGGCATTCAGGCCCGCTGGCGTGATGCCTGTGAGGTACACCAGAGGCAACCCAGAAGGCGCGCACTGCTGCTCTTGAGCCTGCGCTTGCAGCTTGTCCAGCCCGCCAAGTGGCGCCGACACGTTATCGAACTCTTCCGTGTCCTTGTCGATCGCGTTGACGCCGTGGTTATCGCGACCCAGGTTGAAGATCTGCATGCGGTTGAAGAACGACTCCGCACCGCCAGCATTCAAGATGCTGTTCATGTTCGTCTTGAGTGTCCACACGGTGAACGAGTGGATCAAGTCCGATACCGATTGCCGCGTGCGAAGCCAGTTATCCACGTAAGGCTTCATCATCTGGGCCAGCGACAGGCCCGCGAAAGCATAGGCCGGCTTGAGGATGTCCGGCACATCGCGCGTAATGATCGTCAGCAGGCGACTGGAGTGGATCTCCTTGCCCATGACGAACCAGCTGATCGGCTTGTAAAACGTGGGGTCAAGCGGATCGTTAGCGTTGTAGCGGTTCGGGTACGACCAAATCGGCTCAATAACAGCCAGGCGCTTGAGCGCGCCGATGCCAACCTTGGCAGGCGACTCGACTAGTTCAGTTTTCAGTTCGTCCGGATCGATCTGATCCGACTGCATGCCGACGTCGACAAAGATCTGAGAGCGCCCGAACTTGCCATCCTGCTCGATAGCCTCGCGGAAGACCGCTTGCACGTTGAGCCGCTTAAACTCGGCGTCGATTTTTTTGACCTTGTCGGACTTGTCTTCTTCGCCGGCCGCCTTGATCTTGATCCACTTGCGAGTCATTTCACGCGCGTAGACCTCAGCCGGACGGCGGAACTCGGGGACCTGCGCCCATTCGGCGAGTACCGTAAATCCTGGCCACGCATAGCCTTGCGAGAACGCTGCATTGACGTCGGCTAATGCGGCCAGATTGCCAACGTCCGCGTGGTTGAAGCCGGCATCCATCGCCAGCCTGCTGCCAGTTATCCCGGCGGGCAATACCCCTTTGGGCGGCTCGTACGGCCGGAAGATCTCAAGCGCCGCTTTCGCTGCCTTCGTCGCTGGCTTAGCGCGCATTGCCAGCACCGCCTCGGTCGAGACGCGCATGCTCGCAGCCCTTGCTGGCTCTGCGGGCATGTCAGCGCGTCGCGCGGCCAGTTGTGCTGTTTTGCGTTGCCTGCGGTTCATCGTGTGGCGCCCATTTTGGCGAATTGTTTCAGAGCATCGTTCGTAACGACCAAAGGCTGAGTGCCGCCCAGCATGTCGCTGATCGCATCGACCATGGGATCAATCTGATCGTCATGCGCGTGCGTGTCGTCAGCCGTGAAGCCATCGCACTCAGTAATGAAGTCGCTCACCCACTCGGCATTGAGCGGGATACAGACATTTCCGACGTCGATTTGGCTGACGACATCCATCACACGCGTCAGCTTATCTTTCGTGCGCTCGACTCCCTTAATCGGGACGCCGCCATCAGACTTGATTTCTTGAATGAGGCCGGTGCCGCTCGCCTTATCTTCGACGAGCATTTGGCGTAGCGCTGGCGCGTCTGGGTCGCCGGCGCCGACCGCTTTGTGCTTGTTCCAGAAGTCGATTGCCCGCCTCTTCAGCTCGGGCGCCTCCCACTTGCCGCGGATCAAATCAAGCAGATATACCCGCTTGTCGACGCCATAGCCCCAACACTCGAACACGCTGTAGTCATTGCGCTCGGCGGTCTTCTGCGCGGTGTCGGCGTAGATCTTGCGGAACTTCAACTGCGGAAGCGCGCCGTACCGCACGAACTTCCCAGATTGGATGATCCCGCCACCCAGCGGCGAAGGGCGTTGCATGTACTGCCCACTGAACACGTACCGGTCAGCCCGCTCGGATGCGAGCAGTTCCTGCAGCGGCTCCTTATACGGCCAGTAGCTAAACCGTCCGTCTTCGTCGCGCTCTGCGCTCTCTACCATCGGGCGGATGCGCTCCGGCAGATTGGCGACGTACTCATCAGTGATCAGCGCCGGTATCTCGACGAATTCCCAGTCGCCCGGCACCTTGCCCGCCTTGATAAACCCCGTGGGGTCTTCTTCGGCCAGGCGCTGCATGATCACGATAATTGGCGTGTCGGGGTTCGCCCGACGGCTTTTCACCGTGGAAATCAGCTTTCGATTCGCCTTGTCGCGATTGGTCTTGCTGTACGCGTCTTCGACCTTTAGCGGGTCGTCAATGATGATCGCGCCCTGCCAGCCTTCGGCCATGTGGCCGGCACGAAAGCCCGTTATCTGGCCGCCAAGCGATACCGCATAGACGCCGCCAGCCTTCTTGCCGTCAACCAGCACATTCCAGCGCTTCTTAGAGTCAGCGTCGTCAGCGATCTTCAGCGGCCAGAGTTCCTGATACTCCTGCGAGCGGACAATTTCTCGTGCCGTTTCGGAGTTCAGGAGCGCCAGGTCGTCCGAATACGAAATGTGGATGAAGCGCGATCGCGGATTCAGTGCTAACCCGCGCGCCATCAGGTTGATAGCGACCAGTTCAGTCTTGGACGATCCCGGTGGGACGTTGATGACAACGTTCTTCAGTTCGCCACGGATCACCCGCTCGACCACATCGGAAATCAGGACGTGATGCCAGTTGATGCGAAACTTAATGCCCTGTCGGTGCTTGAAGAAATACCGGCTAAAGAACAGGTGGTCTTCTTCGCAGCGCAGTTTTGTTACAAGACGCTCTACCTCCGCCTCAGTACTGCTCGTTGAGCCTTTTGTGGGCGGCTGCGACTGCATCATCGATTACCACGGTCGTGTTTTGGACTGTCGCGGCAGGAGGGGGCAGCAGCTCTTCGGTCACACCGTACGCCTCACGCTCCAGACCAATCAGCGTCTTAAGCGTCTCCGCCAGTTTCTTCATGCTGTCGACGCGAGCAGCGCCGGAGATCACCTTGCGATAAACCTCGTTGCGCTTGTCCTGGCCCCTGTCATCGTCTGACCGCAGCAAGTCGCCCAACTGCTCGAACAGATCAACGTTGTCCGTTTCAATCTCGAGTTCGCCAAGCAGGCTCATTGCAACTGAGCGAGCGCGCGAGATGTCAGTCCGGTGCGACAGCCTGATATTGGCGATTACCTGCGCATTCGCCTCCACAATCACCGCATCGGTTGCCGTCCTTTCCGTGGCAACCTGCGTGGCAACTTCGCGCTTGGCAACCAGAGCCTCAGCCTTAGCCTGTATGCGTTTGCTGAGATCGCGCTCCCACCCCTCGGCCTTTGCGCGCTTCTGGACGGCGGTGTGGGATATTCCCTGCGATACAGCGATCTCACGCACCGACAAAACGCCGGCCCGGTAATCCGCTTCAATGCGCTCCCAGTCCGGCGCGGCTTTCTTTTCCTGCGCCATATGTTTTCTCAAATTAACACCGGCTCCCGGCATCCACGATCAAATCAACTCACGCAACTCAGCAAACTTGCGCTCATACCAAGCCTTAGCCTCAGGCGACAGGCCGCAGAATCTCAACACGGC